TTTGAATCTGAAGATACTTTATCAATTTTGAATAGGTATATTGAAGAAGCAGAAATTAATCTTGATAAATCAATCGTTCAAAAAATGATTCAAGAAATTTATCAAGAAGCTTGTGAGTTAGTATAATGTTTATTCTAACAATTAGTGGCAGAGAAAAAGAAGGTGCATATTCCGTAACAGATGACGATGGAGAGCAAATTGTCTATCTTTTTCAGGAAGAAGACGATGCGGTGAGATATGCTATGATGTTGGAGGAAGATGGATATCCCGAAATGCACGTGATTGAAATTGAAGATGAAGTTATGATAAAAACATGCGAACTTTACGATTACAAATATACAGTAATTACTGCAAATGACATTGTAATTCCTCCTGAAACTGATTATGATTTTATTTAAAACAATACGGTGGAAAAATTTTCTTTCTACTGGGCAACATTTTACTGAAATTGATTTTACTCAAAATTCCACCAATTTAATCATTGGCACAAATGGTGCAGGAAAAAGTACAGTTCTCGATGCTCTTACTTTTTCTTTGTTTGGAAAACCATTTCGTAGAATTAATAAACCTCAACTTGTCAACTCTGTAAATGAAAAAGATTGTAAGGTTGAAGTCGAGTTTTCAATAGGTAATATTGAATGGAAAGTTGTACGAGGAATTAAACCTGCTATTTTTGAAATCTGGAGAAATGGTGCGGCTTTAGATCAATCTGCTGCAGCATTGGATCAACAAAAATGGTTGGAGCAAAATGTTCTTAAAATGAACTATAAGTCTTTTACTCAGATTGTAATTTTGGGTAGTAGTACTTTTGTTCCCTTTATGCAACTTCCAGCTGCTCATCGTCGTGAAGTAATTGAGGATTTACTTGATATTAAAATATTTTCCTCCATGAATCTTTTAATCAAAGAGAAGATTCGTTTGCTTCGAGAAGATATTAAAGTTTTGGAACTTAAAAAAGAATCTTTTCTCGATAAAGTTAAGATGCAGAAAAATTTTATTGAAGAACTTGAAAATCGTGGAAATGCCAATATTAATGCCAATAAAGAAAAAATTGCTAATTTAGATTCTGAGATTGGTAATCACATGGAGGAAAACTCTTCTTTAGAAGAACCTCTTCGTGAATATATTCTCCAGCAAGATAAAATTACTGGATATGCAGAAAAACTTCGCAAATTGGTAAATCTTAAAGGTAAAATATCGCAGAAAGTTTCTACAATTAGTGAAGAGCATAAGTTTTTTACTGAGAATACGGTGTGCCCTACTTGCACACAGGAAATTGATGATGATTTTAGAATAAATAAAATTGAAGACGCTCAAAATAAAGCAAAGGAGTTGCAATCCGGTTATCAAGAACTGGAGGAGGCAATTAAAGAAGAGGAAGAGAGAGAGCGTCAATTCACTACACTATCAAAGGAAATTAAAAAACTTACAGATGGTATTTCTCAAAACAATATTAAGATTCATGGATTGCGAAGACAAATCAAAGATCTTGAATCTGAAATTCAAAGAATTGCCGAACAACTTAAAAACCGAAATACTGAGCACGAAAAGTTAGAATCCTTTAAAGATAATTTAAAGATTACTTATGAGGATCTTGCTTCTAAAAAAGATTTAATTAACTATTATGATTTTACTTATAGTTTGTTGAAAGATGGTGGAGTAAAATCTAAGATCATCAAGAAGTATCTTCCTTTGATTAATCAGCAAGTTAATCGTTATCTTCAAATGATGGACTTTTATATTAATTTCACTCTTGATGAAGAGTTTAATGAAACAGTTCAGTCACCAATTCATGAAGATTTTTCTTATGCATCTTTTAGTGAAGGTGAAAAAATGAGAATCGATCTATCACTTCTCTTTACTTGGAGAGAAGTTGCGAGAATGAAAAATTCTGTGAATACAAATCTTCTTATTATGGATGAGGTTTTTGATTCTTCACTTGATGGATTTGGAACCGAAGAGTTTCTTAAGATTATTCGTTATGTAATTAAAGATGCTAATATATTTGTCATCTCTCATAAGACTGGATTGGAGGACAAATTTGAATCTGTCCTACGTTTTGAAAAAGTCAAAGGTTTTTCACGTATGGTGTCTTGATACACCAAAGAACAATGAACACTCCAAATTGGCAGCACCATTCCAAGAAGGAACAAAAACGAAAACTTAAACCGCAAGCATTAAGGCAAGCGAAAGCACGACTTGCCCAGTTTAAAAAGCGTCATATGAACCCCCCATCAAAGGGGGTTTCGTCGTATTGTAGGTTCATACGAGAGAAGTCCAATGCCTGTCCGTCACGAAATCAAATCTCAACTTGCCAAACTGCTTGCCACTGAAGATTTGGTGGTGGAGCATAAGAAAGTTTCTACTGCCTGTTTTAATGTTCATACTCGTGTATTGACTCTTCCTTTGTGGGAAAAGGCAAGTAATACTGTTTATGATTTGCTTGTTGGGCACGAAGTTGGACACGCGATTTTTACTCCAGATGAGGACTGGACTCAATCTGCAAAAATTCCTCCTCAATTTGTAAATGTAGTTGAGGATGCTCGTATTGAAAAATTGATGAAACGCAAGTATATGGGACTTGCAAAAACTTTTTTCAATGGATACAAAGAATTGAACGATCAAGATTTCTTTCAATTGAACAATGAAAATTTGTCTAAGTTTAATCTTGCCGATCGTGCAAATTTGTGGTTTAAAGTTGGTAACTATATTGATGTTCCCATCCGGAGGGGTAAAGAAACTGAAATTATAAACCTAATTGCTGATACTGAAACTTTTGCTGATGTTTTGGTTGCTGCAGAAGAACTTTATAAGTATTGTAAGGAAGAAAAAGAACAACAGCAAAAAGTTCCTGACTTTGATTCTCATGAGCAACAAAGTGATTCTCAATCTTCTACTAATCAACCAGTAGAAACCGATGACTCCTCTTCAGAAGAAGAAGGTGAGAGTGATAAGTCACAACCAAATCCCGATGAATCTTACGGTGGGACTGCTCAAGGTGATGAGGTTCAAAATACTGTCAATGATGAAGAAGAACCCGAAGTTCTCACTGCAGATTCCTTGGAGAATAAACTTCGTGATTTGATTAATCATGATGGATATGAAAATGTTTACGTTGAGATTCCTCAAGTCAATCTTGAGACTGTGATTGGTAAAAATGTAGATATACACAAAGATATTGATGCATCTTTCAATCATCAGCAAAAAAAGAGCAATGAAATGTGCGATGAACGTAATTGGGATCGTGTAAATCTTTTTAAATATGCAGATGAAGATTATAAAAAGTTTAAACTATCTGCTCAGAAGGAAGTCAACTATCTAGTGAAGGAGTTTGAGTGTCGTAAGGCAGCAGATTCTTATGCTCGTGCTACTACTGCTCGCACAGGTGTTCTTGATACATCTCGTCTTCATTCTTACAAATATACAGAAGATTTGTTTAAAAAAGTTTCTGTGATTCCTGATGGAAAAAATCACGGGTTGGTTTTCATTTTGGATTGGAGTGGATCTATGTCTCACGTTCTTCAAGATACTTGCAAACAACTTTTTAATCTTGTTTGGTTTTGTAAAAAAGTTGCGATTCCTTTTGAAGTTTATGCTTTTACAAATGAATGGCGTCGTGGTGAATATGATTACGAAACTCAAACTTATAGTCCAGCTGATCGAACTTCTCATTATGAAGCAAAGGAAGGATTGATTCATGTTGAAGAATCATTTGCTTTGATGAATCTTCTTACCAGTAAAGTTTCTGGTAAAGAGTTGGAACATCAAATGCTTAATGTTTGGCGTCTTGCTGTTTGTTTCGGAGATTCTTATCGTGCTCAATACACATATTCAAATCGTTTGGCTCTTTCTGGAACTCCTTTGAATGAAGCATTGATGACTCTTCATCAAATTCTTCCTAAGTTTCAAAAAGAAAATAAACTTCAAAAAGTTCAATGCATTGTGCTGACTGATGGTGAGGCAAATTATCCTCCCTATCACGTAGAAATCAAACGTGGATATGATTCTGATTCTTATATTGGCACTCGTGGTATTAATCCAGATAAAACTTTTCTTCGGGATCGTAAACTTGGCATCACCTATAAGTTTGATTATGGGTATCATCAATTTACTGAGGTTCTTCTTCGTAACCTCAAAGATAAGTTTTCTTCAGTAAACTTTATTGGTATTCGTGTTCTTGAAGGACGTAATGCAAATCGTTTCATTAGCCTTTATCATAATCAAAGTGATAAGCAATATGAAGTGATTCAAAATGATTGGAAGAAACTGAAAAGTTTTACCATCACCAACTCTGGATATGATGCTTATTTTGGATTTTCTTCTTCTGCACTTTCTCAAGATGCAGAGTTTGATGTTGCTGATGATGCTACTAAATCACAAATCAAATCTGCTTTTGTTAAATCTCTAAAAACTAAAAAATTGAATAAAAAGGTTCTTGGGGAGTTTATTTCTCTTGTTGTCTAAATACCTAAAAAGTATCTGCTCATATGAAAACTTTTAAGGAATTTATGGTAGAGTGTCATTCTATTCAAGAAACTTCTCTTACTCGTGTGATGAGAAAATCTCAAAAAGGTGGAATGGCAATTATGTCTGCTCAAAGAGGAGATAAATCAAAAGCAGAAAATAAAGCACGTTCAAAACAACTTGAAAAAGATGTAAGAGGTGCTGGACTTCCTGGGACTACTAAAGTTTCCGGTAGATATACTGAAAATCCTGGAACTTCCCAAGAGAAAAAGGTAGGAGAGAAATCTCATATTATTACTCCCGGTAAAAAAGGTAAGAGGAAGTTTAAAAAGGCAATTGAAAAACTTGGTAGAAAGTACAATCAGGATTCAGTTTTGATTCAACGCAAACCTGGTGGAAGTTCTACTCTCAAAGGGACTTCTAAAACATCTTGGCCCGGACAGGGAAAGAATGTTAAAATAGGTAGTATGAAACCAGGTAGAACTGGTGAGTTTGATACTAAAGTCAAAAACAAAACATTTACAGTCGAACCTTAAAATGAAATCCAAATTCCCACTTGAACACGTTGTTAAAGTTGATACTAAAGAAGTTTGGGTGCTGTGCCAAAGTTCAATTACTGCTATGGGCGTTCCTGCTATGGTTGAAAGATATTATCCAGGGTATAAAGGACATTGTGGTAGTAAAGAGTATCTTGAGAAACTCAAGAACCAGTTGGCAAACTGACCATGGGGGGTCTTCGTGACCCCTTTTTTGTTTTATAATGACTTCAGTTGAAACGAACACACTCATTATGCCCCGTAATCAAATGACTGACGATCAAATCCTTAACGATCTTAAAAACACTTTTGGTAAAGAATTTGTTGCTGCCGATGTTCGTGGTTATTGTGCATCTAAAAATATTTCTTATCAAACTGTAACGAAGCGTCTTGAATCGTTTAAGGTTGGCCGTGGAAAGTGGAATCTTGAAGTTACTCAACAAAAAGTTGAAGAAATCGAACGTACTTTTCAATCTCCTGCCGTGATTCCTCCTGTAGAACAAACACTCATTCCTGAAAAAGATGATACCTTTGTCAAGTTTGGTAACTTTAATGATATTAAAAAGATTATTCAGTCCCGTCTTTTTTATCCTACGTTCATTACGGGTCTTTCGGGTAATGGTAAAACGTTCGGTGTTGAACAAGCATGTGCTCAACTGAGTCGGGAATTAATTCGTGTCAATATTACTATTGAGACTGATGAGGATGACTTGATTGGGGGTTTCCGTCTTGTCAATGGCGAAACTGTTTGGCATAATGGTCCAGTCATTGAAGCCTTGGAGCGCGGTGCGATTCTTCTGCTTGATGAAATTGACTTGGCTTCTAACAAAATTCTTTGCCTTCAATCAGTTCTAGAAGGTAAAGGTGTCTTCTTGAAAAAAACTGGCAAGTTTGTAAAACCTGCTGATGGTTTTAATGTTGTTGCTACTGCCAATACCAAAGGTAAAGGTAGTGATGATGGTCGATTCATCGGCACCAATGTTCTCAACGAAGCATTTCTTGAACGTTTTCCTGTGACATTTGAACAATCTTATCCTGCTCCTGCAACCGAACAGAAAATTCTGGAAGGGGTTGCTCTGGATCTTGGTGTGGAAGATCGTGATTTTTGCAAAAGATTGGTTGATTGGGCAGACATCATCCGCAAAACCTTTTACGATGGTGGTATTGAGGAAATCATCAGCACTCGTCGTTTGGTTCATATCATTCGTGCCTACAGCATTTTCGGTGATAAAGCAAAGGCAATTCAAGTCTGTGTAAATCGTTTTGATGATGAAACTAAGACTGCCTTCCTCGAATTGTATGATAAAGTAGATGTTGATTTTCAACTCCCTATTGACGAACCTGGAGCAAACTGATAAAATATATTGAGGTAAATGTGCCTCCTCTTTTTGTTTTTTACTATGAAATCTATGTCCGAAAATTTTGAAAGCACTTATGAAAATTTAATTCCCAATCAAGATTTTTGGGGAAATTCATCAATTAATATTGGTACACTCTCTACACCTTCTCCAGATACTATTGCCTTTACAGGTTCTCATCTTCCTGGAGGACTTGGAGAAGATCATATTTCTTTCAATTCCTCCCCCACCTTTAGTGTTAAGGTATCAGATAATAACTTCTGGAAGTTCGGTGAAAATAAAACACTAAAAGCAGTTGAAGACTATATCAAGAGCACTTACAATTCTCATTATGCATCGGAGAATTCAAAAGTTCAAGTTCTCGATATTATTGATGCTATTGGTGATGGTGTTCCCTTTTGTCGAGATAATCTAATCAAGTATTCTTCTCGTTTTGGTAAAAAAGATGGAATGTCTAAACTTGATGCATTGAAGA